AGCTTGCAGCGCGTCGAGCAATTCGTCCGAAATCTCCATTCCGGTAGAATCACACTTCCCACACTTGCAAGCGAATTCGCTTCGCGTGAAGTTCCTATAGGCGAGTTTAGCCAGCATTGATAAACTTTTGAACTGCCGCATTAATATGAGTATCCACAAATTCGTCGGCCTTCTCGATAGCTTCGTCTGCTATGTCTGCGTATTTTGCCGCTGTCAGAATAGATTCCTTGACCGCCGCGAACTTCTCCGAGCCTTTGCCCGGTTCCGGCATATGCTCCTCGGCTTGAATTACTAGCTCTTTAATGGATGTGATTAAAAATAAAACGAATCGTGCTATTTCGAATGCTAATTTTAACTTACCCATAATTACCTCTTCTTTGGTTGTTTAGAAAATTGCTTCCCTTTTTTGAGATCAGCACGTTTCTTTCGAGTTGTTGCGGCGTATTCTTTGTCGCTCATAGCTTCCCGCTTCTTCTTTGGTAGATAGCGTTCGCCAGTTGCTTTTTTGCCCTGAGTCGAGGGCTTCCCGGATTTAGTGCCCCAGTCTTGTTTTGTCCATTTTGTGAGAGATTTCTGCGTAGCGGTCTTGGCGCTCTTGTAGCCGCCCCCAGCTTTCTTGTATTCCAGCGCGAGAAGTTGAGCTTTCCTGGCAGACCATTGCCCAGCTTTGCCGCCCTTCGAGCCAGCCATGACTTTATTTTTTAGCCGCTCTCGCAGACCCGGCTTATCATAAGCCGCCATTATCTTCTCTTCGGCTTCTTGCTCGACTTCTTCTTCGCTTTTTTACCCATTTTCTTGCTGCCACTGTGATACGGCATTATTCGCCCACCTTCATATAAACGCCCGCAGCAATTAAACCTAAAATCGCCATTGTTAAAAATCTAGTCACAGTCTGACCGACTGTTCGCTTCGTGTCGCGCCAGGCTTCTAGCAGTGATCGAATTTCCCGCATATCACTATAAGCAGCTTCGTCCAGGAGCCCGATATCTTTTAGCGCCTCTCTAGCACCGCGCTTCGCCGCTTTGTCTAGCATAATTTGCAATTCTGCGTCAGTCATAGCTATCGCCAGTGTTTATCGGCACAATTCGTAAATCTGTGCTCGATTTCTTGTCTGTTGAATCGCCCTGCTGGTAGAGAGCGATTGTTTCCATGATCTCTGATATTTCTTCTGGCGAGTAAGCCCCGCCGCTGTAATAAATAATCGACAGAATCATTTCTGCGGCGTCGTATTTCACCACTTAACCCGGTTCGACCAGTATGCTCCCGACATCTTCCCCTTTCGGATATTCTTAGCGTGTCGAGCTTTGAATGATGCCCGGCGAGCTTTGTCCACATCTGACTCATTCTTTCTTGGCGGCGAACCCTTCACGCCTTGTTGACCGAACCGGATCAGCTTTACATCGTCGCCATCTTTGGCGAGAACGACGTGGCTCTTTTCAGAGTGCCCAGGAGTTCGCTTGGGCTTGTTATAGCCTTCGAGACCGTATTTCGTAAGTCTGGGGTCTTTAGCCATTACGTTGAATCCTTTTGAGTGAATTTTATCACATAATCAAGCGGGAACAATCTCAGATTTCGTGATCTGGCTCGTAATCCTTGCCGGGTATTTCGTATTCATGCCGAATGGCTATTCCACCGCTGCGGCGGTAGACGATCTGGTTCATGATGCTGGGCGACCGATAACCCTTGCTTGCATGCCAGCTATCACTAGGGGCGAGCGTTCCGAACCTCTCCAGGAGCACTGAATTATCGTACTGCTCGGATAACTTGCTATGGAAGTGACCAAGAATCCAGTATCGATGAGTTGTCTTTGACCAAACGCTCAATCTCGGCAGCATATCAGCAAGCCGTCGCCCTGGTGCTTTGTCGCCGTGGGTGATAGCCACTAGATTCGAGCCAAAAGTCAGATAATGATAGAAGCCCTTTGGCTCCAGAATTGTGACTCGATGATCTTTTGAGAAGTAATAAGCCAGCACCATAGCGATGGCGATCGATGTCTCTGAATCGTGATTTCCGCGAGCCATAACTACCGATATTTTCCCGTGTTTTTCAAGTATCCGCAAAATCCCGTGAATCATCGTATTCGCAGCCGTTCGCATGATGGCCTCGATATGCGTATCGGTATCCATCGGTGTGCCGTTGGTAGTCTGCGGATATGGAGTAGATCGGTCGATATGAGTAAAATCGCCGACATTTATCAGAAGCGCTTCTTCGGATGCCGGGGCAGCATCAACCAGGTAGTCGATTGCTTCAAGAATCTCGGCAGATGCTATCTGAGAATTAAAATCGCGCTCTCGCGTCGGCTCAGAATCTCCACGCATACCAATATGGGCGTCTCCGATTATAATTGCGGGTAACAAGTCCTTCGATTTACCCTTTGGCGATTTCTTGTGAGTATTTTTTGCTGGTTTTAGCCCTTTGGTCAGCTCGTCAACGAACGCCTTTAATCCAGCTTCTCGCTCTGCGTCCTCGATCTTGCGCTTAGTTTTTAACCAGGCTTTGTTGCCTTCATCGTCTTCTGTATAAATAGACCGACCAATGACGTGCTCGCCAGCAGGAACGTGTCTTCTCGCATCCCAGTTGTCTGAGTATCCCGCAGCAGCGGCTTTCGATTTAATAGTGTTAATGATGTCTCTGACAGTGGAAGAAGTAATACCCAGAGCGCCACTGGCTTTAACAGAATTCCTATTATGTTCTTCCCAGCATTTCAAGACTTCCCGCTGCCTGTCCGTAGCGGCGTAATCCTCTAGGCTTTTCATTTACTTATCTCTTGCGACTTTGCGAGACTTTTCATAAGTTCGCATACCGCCAAGCCCAAGCATCCCGAAAAGCACAGGAAGCATGGTTTCCATATCGATCAGATCAATTTCTAGCTCTAGCCCACCGAATTCTAGTCCGAGATTGATAAACGGAATCAAGATAAAATTTAATAGCATCGCCAGAGCGCAAACCCAGCCGACCGCCGGACGCCAGCCAGCGACAAACATCGATTGATGAGCCGCTTCGATCTGGTTCGTCTTGATCTGCCCGACAATCTGTTCCTGCGCTTGTTTCTCGGCAAGTGTAGCGATCTCGTGAGCCAGTAGCGCCCGCTGGTCTTTGTCTTCGATGAACTTACCGAGCAGCCCTGTGACTGGCTCGGCAAGTGACGAAATAAGATTAAGCATCTTCTAGTCTCGGGTCAATCCAGTCAGAGCATAACTCCCAAGCACCGTTGACGTAGTTGTACTTGCATCCATACCAATCATCTGGCTCGGTTACGCCTTCGATCAGTGTCGCGTTGCTTGAGTTAAGATCGCCGATAATAAACGCCACTGGCGAGCCGACTTCTATACAGTCATCTTTAATATTAACGTTCTTGTCGTCTTCGAGTAGATACTTTGAGCAGTTTTGTGCGTCTAAAATTGTTTTCATGACTTTACCCTTTTACTATTAATTTGGTTGCCGATACTGCTGTTCCTGCAAATACTGATGGGTCAGCAGGAGTTTCAGATAAAGTTCCATCTGTTTGCACATAATAAGACTGACCAGCAGTTAATCCAGATTGAGCATCATCTACTGATCCGATAATTTGAATTGTCGCTGTTTCTGAATCAGAGTAAGCCGCACTAGATATTCCAATGTAATTTTCAGAAGTTAAATTTGTTTCAAATGAACTAGCAGAAAAAACGACTGTAGTTCCGTAATTAGAATTTCCACCATCTCTGAAAGCAATCACTACTTCTTCGTTGACTGAATCATAAGCAAGTTTTGGGAAACCAGAATTTGTGCTTGCAAAAACCAAAGGAGTAATAAAAGAAATGCTTGTCCCACTCACAGTACCGACTACGGCTGTTCCGTAATTAGAATTTGATTGATCTCTATATGCTACAACAATTTTTCCTCTTGATGCGTCGTATGTTATTGACGTCGAGGCACTGTTTGCGCTTGAAGCAGCAACGGGAGTGCCAAAAGAAATGCTTGTTCCACTTACAGTTCCTACTGCGACTGTTGGAGCGCCGCCGCCTGCGCCCGTACTGTCTCTATAAACAACAACGATCTTTCCATTGCCAGAATCAAATGTTGCGTCATTATTTGCCATACTACCACTGGTAATTACGGCGCTAGTGCCAAAAGATATACTTGTTCCGCTAACTGTTCCGACTATTGCATGAAGCGGGTCTGATGCCGCATTATCTATAAATACAATAACGATTTTTTCATTCGTTGAATCGTAAACTATTCTTTGATCGCCAACGCTTCCGACTCTGTAAAATACACCCGTACCAAAAGAAATACCCGTTCCACTCACCGTTCCTACTTTAGCTAATCCGTCTACTGTTGCACCATCCTTGCATGAAACAACGACTTTTCCAGAAGCTACGTCAAAAGCGACTGAATTATTAGTAGATGAAACACTATTGAAGACTGTGGACGAGCCAAAAGATATGCTTGTTCCGCTGACTGTTCCGACAATAGCTGTTGCATAAGAAGAATTATTGCCATCAGTGTATACAATAACTATTTTTTCATTAGCCGAGTCATAATCTGCTTGAGTATTGGAGGCAGATCCAGAGTCAAATTGTACTGAAGAGCCAAATGTTATACTTCTAGTTGCAGAATCGACTGATCCAACAATAGCTTTACCAGACCCTGCTGATACGTCTCTAAAAGCAATAACTACTTTTTCATTAGCAGAATCATAAGTTGCAAAGAAGTCATATATATTTCCGCTATTAAAAACTTCTTTATCTCCTGCTACTGGTGTAGTTGATGGCACTTCAGCAGCAACACTTACAGTTCCATCTGAATTAATAATAACTTTATCGCCATTGCTCAATGCCCCAGATGCCACTGCATCTAGCGTTGGCGAAGCTGATATATCACCCCAAGATTCATTACTTCCGTCTGTTGTTAGATACTTTCCTGCGTTACCAGATTGACTTGGCAGCGCATAAGCGAGTTTAGTCCAATCAGCAGACGCGCTCGGGTCTGTTGTGCCACTGGTCGCTGTGTTGGCTCGATATGATTTGTAATCAACTGGCGAGTAAACTACATCTCCAGACGAGTAGCTTGTTCCGCTCACCCAGAGAGTCGCGTTTGATGCCGCTTCCGCAGCGGCTTGTGCTGCTTCTGCGTTAGTCTCGGCAAGTTCGGCAGCAGTTTGTGCAGCTTGAGCAGCCGTGACGTTCGCAGCGATGCCGCCGATGTCGGTATTCATCGCGCCGATACTTGTATTCAGCTCACTCTGCATTGTGACCAGAGCAGCCAAAAAAGCGTCGGCACGAGTGATAAATGTCGCCGGGGCGTCGGTTCTCGCCGGAGCCGTTGGCAGCGTGCTAATCGTTGGGATAGTCATTATACAAGACCTTCTATTTCAAGTGAGCATCTGGAAGTTGTTGGATTGCTGAGAATTATATCAAATTCGCGGTAATAACCGTAAACGATCGAATCTCGGTTGTCTTCTTCGGCCACCCAGACCACCGGAGTCGTGCGAAGATCGGTCAGAGTGCTTCGAGTAACGCCAAACGCAGAAGTGTTCAAAACTACATCCACGTCCAGCTTGTTTGCATACGGGCCTTCGGTGATCGTTACCCGGCCCTGTGAATCGGTAGCTTTTACCGAATAATCAATAATCGAGTAATTAGCACCATGTTGCGAGAATCCAAGATCGGCAAATTGTCCGATAATTAATGCCCCGCATTTAGCTGTCCCGGTATCTGTGAAAGTCACTGTGATATCTGCGTTTGCATACGGTGGTAGATCAAGAATCGCCAGGCGATCATCTCGCACGATTGGCTCGAAGAAATAGGCATACCAGTCTTGAATGCCAGATGACGAAACTAGAGAAAATGTTTCGTCATAAACCGTACCCTCGACCGAATCAACCACCTCTACCGTGACCGATGCTGTATCTACGTTAATCAGTGCCAGGGAGTTAATTACTGCCGGTGATTGTAGAACATACTCCATTCCGCCAGCGTTTTCTGTCTGCTCCTGCACGATCGCATTGAATAGCTTCCAGCGATTCGTGCTCGATACCTCTGCCCAGTTCGTGCCGTCATCCACTGTGGGATCATTCCCAGCCTGACTATGAACGGAAGAATATATCTTGTGAGTAGCTGTAGCAGCTCCGTTCGCTGTAGTCGTTACCATCACCAAATCATCGACGTGATAAGTCGTGCCGCTTAACCACTCGGCTTCGTCTGCTTCCGGCACTGTGGAAGACTGAAATATAGAATCCGTTACCGTTTCCGGTCTGATAATTTTCATTTTATGCCCTCACCGGAGGCAAGCCATTCTTGTCCCAGCGATCATTCAATCGATAGAGCTTCCCGGTGTTTCTCGCCACTGCAATCATGACCTCTTCGACACTCTGGCGTAACCCAGAAATCTGATCGGCCATGCTATCTGACGACCGGGCTTGCTCTGCCGTCTGTACTCGCTCGCCAGCGTGTAGCTCTGCGACAAAACCATCATGCGGCACGAAATCCAAACCGCTGCGAAAAGAGCCGTGGGTCATATCATATAGCGAAGTCTGCAAAAGCGGATGATTCTGGATTTTTTCCAGCGTATCTGTCCCGTCTTCTCCCAACTGGCCCTCTATTCTTCTATACAGATCAATTAATATGGCTGGCTCAAACCCAGCCATCCCTTCCGTCTCTTCCATATCTGGGCCGACTAGACTCATCGGCATATTGGCATTAAATGCCTCTAGCATTTGCTCGGCTTGAACTGCCGGTGGTAATTCAGCAAAAGTCGGATAATTTGGACGGTTTAGACCGAAAATATCCCACTTGAACGCTAGATAAGCAAAAATAGCAGCAGGGCCAAAAGATTTTAGAGCCGAAGTAATCGCATTACCGCCACCAGCGGCAGCAGTAGTGGCAGTAGTGGCGGCAGTGCCTCCAGTGGCAGCGCCGGTGCTTGCAGCAGCAGCCGCAGCATTAGCGGCCATTGTGCTAGTGCCAGCGGCAATTGAAGACTGAGCCGCAGCAGCAGCCGCAGCAGTAGTGGCAGCAGTAGTGGCGGCAGCAGTAGTAGCAGCAGTAGTGGCGGCAGCAGTACCCCCAGCGGCCACTGTGCTTGCACCAAGAGCAGCATTCGCAGCCATTGTGCTAGTTCCTGCCGCTATCGCTGTCTGGGCCGCAGCAGCACCGCCACCGCCAACTAAACTCGACAGAACCGACGCGGCACTTGATGCCAGGCCGGATATAGACGTTCCGATAGATGAAAAAATACCACTAAAAATCCCGCTAATCGATGTGCCGATTCCGCTGAATGTTCCGCTAATCATCTCGACAATCTTGGACGCCGCCCAGTCTGCGATCATTTTTAAGATCATCGCTTTGAACTGTTTCGCTAGATTATCGAATGCGTCTCGACCGTTTTCGAACATATCCACAAAGAAGTCGGATAGTCCGCTCTTTATTTCTTCGTTGCGTCTGGCTATTTCTGCTTGCTCTTCGGCCAGTCGCTTTGCTTGATCTGCCGCCTGACTTATCGCTTCTTTCTCATCATGAAAGTTATTAGTGGCGGCGACAATCTGTTCGCCGAGCTCGGATGTTGCTTCTACCCCAGCCCTTTGTAGATTGTTGCGAATATCTATTTCGCGCGAACTCATGCTCAGAGCTTCGGTCTCGTTGCTTAATTGCCCGAGCAACTCTTGAGTCTTTGTTGTTACGGCTTCGAGTTCGTCCGCCATATTTGACGCACCAGTAGCGCCCTCGTCGATCTGGATAGCGAAATCAGAAAGCGATGGCACTGCTTGTCCGACGACCTCATTGGTAGTCACCACCTCAGTATTCATCGTCTCCAGACTGCCTTCCAACTCGATTACTCTCGACTTGCTTGCCTCTATAGAGCCGCTAAAAACATCAGCTGAGTCTCTTCCAGATTTTAATCCTGCCAGAGTCTCATCGAATACCTCGTTAAATGTCTCGAAAGCACTAAGCGGGTCTCTGGCAGCAGCAGCCACCGCACCCATCGTTGCGATTGCTCTGTCCTGAAAGTCGCTAAATAGATTGATTATCGAATTAAGAGCACGAGCAAAAGACTCCATAAGAAAAATCTTCACTTTCTCGAATGCGATCTGAATTTGAACTCCAGCTCGCTCAGCGGCGACTTTTATCTTGTCCCAGTTTGCGATAATCACTACCGCAGCAGCAGTAATGGCAGATGCCACGAATGCTATCGGGTTCGCCCGGATCGCAAGATTCAGAGCCAGCACCGCCGCCCTCATTCTGCTAAATCCAGCGACTATTGATGCCGCTATTGATCCGGCACTAAATGCGACGAATCCAGCCAGAGCTGCGCTCAGCCCAATAGCTAGAACGTCGAGATTGTTTGTTATTCCGACAATAACGGCGCTCGCGCCAGTAATCGCCGAGCTGAATAGCTTAATGCCGCCAACGTCTCCGAGCTTGCGGAATAGTGCAGCGACGTTATCTTCGAGATTGGATAATAGCCCGGGAAGACGCTTCATCTGGTCTTCCATTGCCGAGCCGAACTGAGTCTCACCGATCGCCAGCAAGTATTCCTGAATCTCTTGCGACGAGTTGCCGATGGTAGTTGTCATTCCTTGGAATGTCAGAGATACCCGCTCACCTTCCTTCGATGCTTTGATGCCGAACTCTTTCAGACGCTCAAATTCGCCTGTAGACGCATCTGCGACCGCTTCGACCATCTGCATTAGATCTTTGCCCATCGCCGCAGCAGTATTGCCGTATGACTTAAGAGCGCGTTCTGACGGGTCTAGTCCGAGTGCTTTTAGCTTGATGAACCCTTCGACCGACTGATCGAGAGTATATGGCGTCTGAGATGCGAATCTCTCTAGCTCGCCAAATGCGAAAGCGGCATTCTCGATGCTTCCGGTCATAGTTGTTAGTGAGCCTTTTAGTCGCTCTGACTCTGTGACTGTTCTGGTGAAATTGCTCACTAGAGCGCCGACTCCGAGCGCAGCTAGAGCGCCGCCCAGCAGTTTGAATGCCGACGTTGTGCTCTTGGCGCTTTTCGCCATATCGTCATTAGCGGCATTGACCTTCTTGCTCGTCGCTTGCCCGGTATTGCCGAGCTGCTTGATGTCTTGATTAGCCGCCTTGACTTGCCGGGTATCGACTTTGATCTGTATCGTTGCTAAGTCCATGCTTGTCCTTTATTACGATGCCTCGAAGAACCGACTTCATGCCTGTGGCGATGTCTTTGCTTTCTTCTTCGGTGCGATAGGGCGATTTAACGTCCTGATTGTCGTATTTTAACACGCTGCTGGCATATAGAGCAGATAGTCGCTTTATTGTTTCAGCTTCCCATCCGGTGAGATGCAAATGTGTTCTCGCCACAAAAGCATCAATCTCTTGCCAAGTCAGCCCATGAACCCCGTTGCCGCTATTGAGTGCGACTCCTATTCTGCTGAGTATCTCTATGATATAGCCGAACGGCTCCACATCCGGGAACCGTCCGGCTATTTCGTTACTATCGATCATTTCGATGCGTGATCGTTCTTTGTCTTTAGCGCGGGTCGAGAGCCAAGCCCACTGCTGGACGTATTTGCCCAGCAGCCCCGTTATTTCAAAAAATAACTGGCTCGATCTCCTGCCGCTTCCATTAACTGTTCAGCTATCCAGTTTCGCTTCTCATAGAGCATATTGGCGTTTTCTTTGTTGCACTTTAGTGCCGCACCGTCGAACTCAATATTCTTGCTCCATTTGATCGTGCTTTCGGCTAGTATCTCGTAGAGAGCTGCTTCGAGAGCGGCATTCGGAATCTTGCGATCTTTGTAGCGATTGGCGTTCCGGGTATTAACTCGCTTGGCGGCGTTCTGCCACGTCTGCGAATCTTTGCCGAGAACTGTAATCACTAAATGCTCGCCCTCATCGTCTACTAGATACTCACCACTGGCCGGATGCTGGAGTCTTACTTCGACACCCTCATCCGCTGCTGCTTGTAAGTCAATGCTTGCTAAATCCATAAGTCACGCCCCGAATGTTCGTTTTATTAAGCAGCTACTAAGCTGCTACGTTTACTGGTGCATTTGTCAGTTCTAGTACAATATTGTCTGACTTGATGCTGTCCACGCCACCCGCGTTGACTTGATAGCTCATTATCAATCCGGTGAAGTAATCATCCTCACCGTCTGGATAAGTGATTTTCACAGAAACCTCTGTATCGGTCGCAGCAGCCGCTTTCGCAGCGATTTGACCAGTATCCGCAGCGTCGGCAGCGAATGACAGTGTCAGAGTTCCGTCGTTGATAGAACCTTTACGCTTGACCACTCTGCGCTCACCGAGAGGCGAGTGAGTGATTAAGTTATAAACTGAGCCGAATGCTGGAATCTCGGTAATCTCGCCAACCGTGGCGTATGTTAGAGCCTCGAAACCTGCTTGGTCGTATGTAGCGGGAAGCCCTGAGACGATACCCAGAGTAGTGCCCGCAGATGTTTGAATAGCCATGTTAAATCCTCTTTAGTTGCTTGCTGCTCTAATATTCTTAACCAGCAAACGGTTAAAATTCTGCATATTCTTCCGAACCATCCCGCCAGGAGCTTGCTTTGACCAGCCATACTCCAGACGCTCAATATACGGAAGGTTATTTGTTAGATAGTAAAGATCGCCAACTGCCACGCTTGCCTTTTGGTTGACTTCTGCGATTGCTTTGGCTTCGCCCGATCTCACACTATCTACGGAAACTTCCCCGGTCGCCCCGCGACCAATGGATGCTTGCCAATTGCCTCTAGCACGTCCGGTATCTGCCGGAGTGCCTTTAATTATTGCCGTGATTACTTCCAGAAGAGTCGCTCGAATTCCCTGGTCGAGAGTTCGGTCGATTTTAGACTCTATCTTCTTCCAATCAGATTCCCAGCTCATACTATTGCCCGCCACTCTATAGTCACCGGGACTGAATACCAGCCCTCGTCGGTTATACCCTGAGAGACTCTTGCGCTGGTGATTTTAACTTTTATGCTGTTGAAAGTATATTCTGCGCCACGCGGAAAGTGTAGCGAGATCAGTCTGGCTTGCTCTTGAGCGTCAAATCGACGATCTCCGCGACCAGCCATAACGCTGACTTGGTAGAGTCCTTCGTAATCATCCGCGCTAGTATGAGCAATCCCTACCGCGTCTTTAATGTTCGGCAGAAATGATTCTTGAAGATAAAGAGTGCCTTCGACTTGAGTATACTCTGCATTCTCATAGGCGATAGGTGGCTCTCCGTCGGTCTGAAATTCAGCCAGGCGAACCGAGAGAGCTGTATTGATATCCTTCTCTGCTGCGCTCATATTCTAATCTGGCATATATACATGACGTTAGTTCCTGCCGGGTTAATTGGCATAACCTGCATTACGCGCCAAGTTTTACCATTTACACCGACTTTCCAGTTCGCTTTCGGCTCAGAAGCCACATTGCTGGCGAGCAGCTTTAAATCAGACGCTAGAACGCTCTGTCCGTCGATCTCAGCGTTCTTATAGTTGGATGCGACTCCGTATCCACTGACAGTCGATTCGCTCGCTGGCGTCGTTACAACGCCTGTCGCCGGATTGATGACTTCGCCAGTTTCATAATTGAACGTGATTGCTTGCCCGTTATCCCGGAGCAGCCGCGTCGCAGTAGCTTCGAGAGCTGTGTAGTTGACGCCCATATCAGCCCCTAATGGTTCGGATATTGTTGCCCATGCTGCTCGATGTGACCAGCTTCCGCATTGCGTTTCCGATACTTCGGATAACGGTAGAGATAGAAGCGTTGTCCATATACTCGACTTCGAGCACGTCCACCTTCTCCTTCTTCACTGCTCGATCCACGGTTGATAGCGGATCGTTGCCAGCCATAATAGATATGGCGATAGTGATCTGTGCATCTTTTACTAGCTCTGGTATCTGGCTAGAATTCGTGAGATAGCCGTCTATAAATAGATCAGAACGCGGAAACTGGAGCGGCTGAGTCTCGATGAACTTAATGCCACGAAACGGCTGCTGCTCGAAGTAGTCCATCGACAAAATAAGCAATTCCGACTCGTCACCGTAAGTGCCAGAGATCGTGATGTTGCGATCCGCACAATACTGAGTGAACTCGGCAGTAGTGACATAGCTGTTCGCGTTAGCGACTATTGAGCCGTCTTCGACGATGATGGTAGCCATTTAGCTCTCCGCTTTAGCCTTGCGAGTCTTTTTCGGCGCTGCCTTCGGCTTGGTCGCTGGCTTTTCACCGAATAGCGTCATTGTCTTTGAATCGAAATCGGATTCGTTAATAGTAACCGCTTCTCCATCCCGGTCGATCTTTACTGTTGGTATTGATGCCATATTATACTCCGTGAATGATGCGAGGCACCCGAAGATGCCCCGCGATCACTTTTAGCCTAGCAGAATGCCAATGTGCTCTGGCTTGATGGCTGCGACGCCCCAAGCGAGTGCTACTTCGAAGTGAACCTGTCTGTACTCTTTGTACATTGACACTTCGAAAGTGATACCGGAACGAGGATCAGTCATAAGCATTACGTCCTCAGCAAGATCGCCTTCAACTGGGCGAGCCGGAGCGCGTGTTACCAGAACGATCGCATCACGGTTGAACGCCATATTGGCAGCGTAAGCATTGCCAACTGTCATTGCTACGCCATCATCGAGAGATGCTTTCAAGCCGGGAGCTGCGAGAGTTACGACGCCGCCACTGAGAGCAGTTTCAACGACGTACTTGTTCGCGTCACCAGCAAAAGTCACCACGTCGCCAGCGAGAACTGTACCAGTGCCGCCATCGATAGTGATAGCAGTTGCGCCTACCGCGTAAGTGCCGTCTGTGATGTAGTTCGCGCCAGTGCCTTTAGTGTGCGCGTTGATCTGTGCAGATTCGCGGATGTCCATGCCAGCAGTCGAAAGCATAACGCCTTGACGTAGCATAGAGTCGTTGCCTTGCACATCTGTTCTGCTTTGCAGACCGAGCATAGAAGCACCAGCAGCAGAGCTTACAATTAGCTGGTTGCTGGTTAATGGCGAGCCATTATCTTTCAGCAGTTTGAGAGCGAAAGAAGCATCGCTGAAATCGCCAGCAGTGCCGAAAGGCGTAGTGCCGGGAGTTCCGTATGCGTTAGAAGCAGATGAATATAGAGCTGTGAGATCGGATTCGACCTCATTCGTTAGAGTACGCATCGCCTGGGCGAATTGATTCTGAAGAATGCTGTTGTATCCAGGGCCAGTATTAAGACCGCGCTGCTCTTCACCGTTGTAACGAATAGCCACACCGCGAGACTTTGAAATGCTCAAAGTTTTATTGGTGATGACTTGATCGCCAGTGTCGGGCGCTTTCTGAGCTGGAGTGATATCAGCAGCAGATGAGCTAGGAGCTACTGCGCTGCGGATTGTTTGACCTTTAGCTGCACGTTCTGCATTCGCATCGAGTGTTACCGCAGGTATCATACCGACCAGTTCACGCGAAACGGTATCAAGCGCTTCATACAGGTCTGGAGTTAGATTTGTTAAAGTGTTAGCCATGATTTATTTACCTATTTAGTCTGAAATGATGCCGCCGTCTTTAACGAACTGCATCTTCTTGGATGCCGCCATTTTATCAAAGTCGGCTCGATTAAGTGATTTCGTGGCCCCGCCACTTGCAGAACTCGTCGCACCACCCCCGGTAGCCGAAGAGCCGTCAACCAAAAACGGATATTCCTTCGAGAGATGATCCATTAGAGCCGATGGGTCTACTTCCATCCCACCGACCAGAAACTGAACCTTCTCACCGTCGTGCCGAGCGTACTTGCTTGCGTAGTCGGCTAATACCTCCGCTCTCTTGGCGTCTGACTTCGCTAGTTGCGAACCGATACCACGAGCGGCGATGTTAATGTCTTTCTGTTGTATCTTTGTCGTGAACTCTTGCAGCTCTGCGTCTTTCTCCGCCAGCTTCGTCTGAGCCTGTTCCCAGAGATTCTTGAATTCGCCCTTTTCTTGAGCGGTGTCCATTTCTTGCTGCTGTTTCTGCGACTCTAATTCTTTGGCGCGTCGCTTCGCATCTTTCGCCTCGTCCATTAACTGCTGAACTTTAGTTTTGAGTCCGCTGGTATCCTCTGGTTCCGGAATTCCTTCGACTCTCAAGATATAGCGATCACCTTCCTGTTCGTATAAAGATTGAACTGCCTCGTCGAGATCGGCGAGATCATCGACTGCGTATTGTAAATTCATGCTGTACCCCGTACATTTTTATGCTGCCCCGCAGCGTTCCGTGGATTATAGCACTATTCGCCAATAGTGAACATATTTGCTAAATATTAGCGAATCTCGCTACTCGTTACCTATTGCGCGGCATCGAGCACACTAAGCTGCTCTATCGATACCGGGTTATAGTTCTGATCGACGAACTGGTCGAGCTTTATCTTTCCAGAACGGAATAGCTTGCCGCGCTCAGTGCCGAGCATCTGATCTTGAAACTCCGCTGGCTGATCTTTAAGCCATCCGCTATATGTTCGCTTTGCTGAGACTGGCCCATCCATACTGGCCCGAGTTCCTTCGAGTCCACCCTCTTGAAATCTGTCCTGCAATACCGGGACACGCAGAGATCGGCAGTTCCAATGACGCGGAGTGAATGGCGGCTCGTCGAATCCGAGTATCTTACCATCGAGAATAGCGCAGCCAATTGTCGTGCGACCATCGAGAACCGAGACGTACTCTTCGCCCTTTAGAATATCATCGTTCGCCTGGTTTACTGCCGAGCGAGCTTCCGACGAGATGTGATTGACGCTAGTGCGAACCAGTGCTTCGGCTTGGCGTTTGTTTCGATTGGTAACACTAACAATATCTCTCGTCAAAGATTGAACGGTCGAGCCTTCGACTACTCCAGCTTGGATAACCCGACGTATCTCCTCGGCTTTATCTCTGGCGAATTGTCTTGCCGCTTGGTCAAGTGTTAGATTCTGCACTGTGCTGCCCGCTTTACCGCTGACGGCAAGCTGCATCGGTCTCTGAGTAACCAGTGCTCTGAGTTGTTCAGATGCCGGAAGTGTTACTGCCGCCGTCGAAGCTGCGTTCATTGTTCTGACTGCGAAGTCTGCTTCATACTCCGCAAAGTCCATCGTCTTAGCTGTTAGCTCTGCACTGAGTTTCGCTAGTCCTTCCTGCTGCAACTGAACAATTCGGTTTAGCTTGCGATTGAGCGTTCGACTTTCTGCCAGGCTCTTTACGGTCTTGAGCTGGCGAAGAATCTCGGCCTGAGCATCATCGAGATACTTGACCAAATCCTTCACCTGCCCGCCCGCGTATCGCTGAACGTAAATCTGGTGCTTGATTCCAGCATCCAGCAGAAAGTCGTTTGCGCTCATTTAGATCGGCGACTCTTGAGTAATATCAGAAAGAATGTCTTCTGCTGTGCCCTCGGATTGAATCCATCCGGCATCCATCAGACGACGAACGATGTCGATCTTCGGCATCACCCCAGCGTCATTGCCCTGAATCATTGCCATGATCTCTGTGGCGGCAATACTGTCCTGCCAGAAATCATTATTCAGAGAAAATACTATCTCGGCATCTGTAGCTGATATAAACGCCCGGCAGTCATACAGAACCTTCGTAAAACCTTCGTTCATATTGCCGACCATTGTATCTAGCATTGAATTCTCAGAAGTCGCCTGGATTCGTGCCTCTTCCGCTGTTCTCTGCCCGGTCTTCGTGATGATCTTGGCGCCGATCTGAACCATCATCTGTTCTTTATGAGTCATCTCTGTGCCGATAGCACTAGCAGCATCAAGCTGTAGCAGTTCCGCTTTGCCGCCCTCAGAGAGTATCAACCCAGACTACTCGCCGGCT